AACATAGACAGAGAAGGAAAGAGCATCAGATTATTGGATGATGTGAACCTTTTGAATGTAGCATTGACCGGAAACGCAATTAATCCAGCAGCAACAATGACATCAGTTATGGCTAAGAGTTTGGAATTTATGAAAAGCCAGGAGAAAGCAGATCCTGTAGATTTGACATTGGTAGAAGTAAAAGACATCAAAGATCAAGTTGATAAACTCAATATAGAGTTATCAGATATTAAAAAACATATGGGGTGTACAATGAAAGACACAAAAGATGAAGCACCTGTTGAAGAAGCTCAAACCCCTAAAACCCCAGAGGCAGAAGGGAAAGAGCAGAAACCAGCAGTAGAAGCAACACCTGAAGCAGCAGAAGCACCAGCTGAAGCAGCACCAGTTGTTGAAGCAGGAGAAGAAGCTCCAGCTCCAGAAGAGAAATCTGAAGATTTGGCAGAAATCAAATCAAAGATGGAAGCTATGGAAAAGAGCATTAAAGACCTGAAGAAAGAGAACACAGACCTAAAAGCAATTGTTGAGAAACCTCAGCAAAAGTCAAAAGGTGCTGGATTAAAATCAGAACAAATCCAAGAACCAGTGGACAAGATGAATGGACCATTGGACTTGGTGTGAAGAGGTAAACAAAAATGTTAACAAATTGGGAAGCAGCTTATAAAGGAAGCTTTGGATCATTACCAGATAATACTCGATATTTAGATCCATGGGTTGCAGGATTCAATCCTGAAGAACAAAAAGCTGGAGAAGAACAGAAGTCCTTTGACTTTAGACCAAAACTTAAATCTGTTATGGAAGCAGGAGTTAAGTCCATAAGTGCTAAAGCATTAGGACCTACCGCAGGAGGAGGAGGAACAGCAGGATATGCACTTGTGCCTATTTATGTTGATCCAAGAATCGTAGATCAATCAAGAAAGTGGACACCACTTGTTGAATTGATTCCGAGAGTCACTAACTTCGGTATGACAGCAGACTACAATGTAATAACAGCAAAAGGCGGCGGTTACACAGCAAATGCTGATGCAGCACTACCAGAAACTGATGATACATATGATAGAGCATCAACATCAATAAAATTCTTATACTCTGTTGGAAGAGTCTTAGGGCCTATGCAGGCAGCAATGCCATCATACATGCTTGAAGGATTTAATCCATCTGGTACAGGAATGGGACAAGGAAACTTCGCAAACACAGGAGCTCCAAGTGCAAAGCAAACTGAAGTATTAGTTAAAGCAAGAGCACTAAAAGAGTTAGAAGAGAACTTGATAGTGAATGGAGATGCATCAACAGATGCAACACAATTCTCAGGAATTGTATCATTACAGTCCACTACAAATCAAAAAGACTTGGATGGAGCAGCTTTGACATGGGATGATGTTGAGGAATCTGTACAGGATGCATTTGATGATGGTGGAAGACCAAAGATTGCAATAGCAAGTTCAGCAGTTGTAACTGATTTAAGAAAGATCATGATTGATACTTTCAATTTCAGACCAAGTGACTTAACAGCTGGCGCAACATTACCATTTGGAGTACCTGCACAACTTGTACTTCAAACAATGGTTGGACCAATACCGGTTATACCAAGCATGTATTTAAGTAATACAAGCGGGGCAAAACAGATATTCTTCCTCGATACTGACTTCATAGAAATGAGAGTCCTACAGGACATGACTTATGAAGATCTTGCGAAGACCAACGATAGCAGCAAATTCATGCTGAAAATCTATGAATGTTTGATCATGCGGTCAACAGGCTTCAACAGCTTTATAGATAACATTGAGTGAGGTAAAGAAAATGGGATTATTAGTAGAAGGAACAGATTATGAGGTTATCAATGCACCTGGACCGGTCTATAACGAAATAGTTATCAAGACAATCAACACAGTTGATTCTTCAGATACTATTGTTGTTGACTTGACTAAATATGGTATTAGTGCAACTGGTTTAATGGGAGTTCAAGGATTTGAACATACTACAGAGAATTCAGTAGTAGTATTGGCAGATCCAACAACAACTGTAGCCAGTGGTTCAATAACATTGACATTGTCTGCAGGTTCAAATGTACAATACACATTTGTCATTAAAGGATTTGCAGTGCCAAACTTAGGAGCAGCAGTTTAAATATTTTTTTTTATTTTTTATTTTTTTAATTATATGTCGGCTTGGAGCGGCATGCCATAAGGCAAAGACCCCAAGGGAGACAATAAAATGCCAAGATTAGGACAAGTATCAGGAGACGTTAAAGGAAATTTGAATTTTTTAGGAAGGGCAAATTTTACACAAGGAGCATCAGGATTTGGTGTTCAAGTTGTGAAAGATTCACAGATATGGTATGTTGACAAAAATAAAACCTCACCTGCAGCATCAGGCGATGGGTTGAGTTGGGATCAAGCATTCTTAACAATAACAGAAGCAATTGCAGCAGCAGGAAACTATGATATTATATTCGTAGGACATGGAGTATACAGTGAAGCAGCAACTCTTGCAATTACTCAGACAGGGTTAAAACTCTTCGGAGCAGGAACAAGTGGATATATCTGGGGACCAACAAGTCTAAAGAGTGACACAGCAGCAGATCATATGATAACAATAAACTCTAATGAAGTAGAGATTGCAGGAATAGACTTTATTACAAATACCACAAGTAAAAACGCAATTCAGATGAGTTCAACAGCAACAACTTATAAAATTCATATCCATGATTGTCACTTCGGTGGTGGTGGAACAACTAACATTGGTATCAATTGTTCTACAGTTCAGGATTCAGTTGATATGCACGTTGATAGATGTGAATTCTATAATTATTCAACTGCTGGAATAGTATTATCTGGAACAAGAACAAAAATTACAAATTGTTTATTTTTTGTACCAGCAGCAGGAATTGGAATTGATGTCAGAGACACAGGAGGAAATAGACCTGATAAATTGCTTTCAGGAAATATGATACTTGGAAGCGCGAGCACAGATACAGGTATTAAACTTCCAGCAACACAACCAACTGCAGGAACTATTCTGATTTATAATAACTGCATAACTAACTGTAATACTAACATTACTACAGGAAAGAGTGAAGCAGGAATTGTAGCAAATCAGACTTACGCAAGTGCAAGCACATATCTTCAGGTTGATTCATCTTAATGAGTGAAAGATGGTAAAAGAAAAACCAAAAAAGAAGGATGTTGCTAAGGGAAGTAGAACAGCAACTATTGAAGAACTATATCAAGATTGTCCTAAATGTGGTGAAGAATTTTTGGTTAAATTCCAATCAGAAAAAGGACTTGATTATAGATGTCAAACTTGTGGACATGAAGAATTCCGTAAATGGAAATAATTTTTTTTTATTTTTTTAATTAACAACCACCCCTGATAACAGGGAGAAAAATAAACGAGGTACAAATGCCAAGCAAAATAACTATGTATAAGATTGAGAATACAATCGCAGCAGCAGCAACTACTGGCGAAACATTCTCAAAAGTAATTAGAGGAAAGATTCTATCAGTAAAAGTTATATTCAGTAATACCACACCAGGAAGTACATCAGATAGAGATGTTAATCTATGGGAAATGAATCCATATGATGATGATGACACAGCAGATGCACTACAAGAATTCCTAAACATAGGAACACTCGGAGCAGCACCAGCAGATGATAATGGTGTGTATTATCCAAGGAGAGCAGCTGAAGACAACACAGGAGCAGACCTGGTCTATTTATCAACAGACTCAGCAGTGGTCCCTGTCCCATATGTAATATTTGGAAGAGTTATGTTGGGAGTAACAGCAGCAGCAGCTGGAGATATAACAACAGTCTACTTGATGGTAGAGGAATACTAAGGTGGAATCATGAAATTCAAAAATGCAACAAACGAAATTAAAAAGTTTAGAGTCGATAGTCCAGGGACATACATCGGATATGCATGGATTACACTCAGACCAGGAGATATCCTGGAACTTCCTGAAGAAGTTGGTAAGAAGAATGAGCTCACTATTGTTGACAATAAAGAAGAAAAGAAGACTGAGAAAGTGGAAATAGTGATTGAACCAGTAGAGAAGAAAAAGAGCTTTAAAAAAAAAGCAGATATCCTTTATAAAGAGAAGCTTGAATCGATTAAAGGAATTGGTAAGAAGACTGCAAAAGATATAATAACAATGTACTCAACAGAAGAGAGTCTTAAAAAAGACCTAAAGACTGGATGCATTCCAGTAAGAGATGATGTTGAGAGATTACTAAAGAAACAATTCAGGTGATAACATGAGTGAGAGAATATTTATGAAAATAACAAATAAAGACATAGCAAATAAAATAGATAAGGTCTTTGTAATAGTACAGGAACTGAAGGATGATAATACAAAAGAGCATAGTCAAATCATAATTCATCAAAAGGAAACTAATGGCAAAGTCAAATTGAATGAATTCAGGACAAAGATATCGCTTGGATTAACAACAGCAGTGATCATTGCTTTGATGGGATTATTGACAAAATTCATAATAGGAGGATAAAAGGTAACAATGGCATTCATAACAGCAGATGATGTAAGAAGGGCCAGTGGAGCTCCTACAGAGCTTATTTCAGACACTTTGATAGATGAGGCAATAGCACTTGTAGAAGCAGAAATGAAGAGATGGATGAATACAGCATTTGTGCCTACAGTGAAGATAGAACACAGAGATGGAAACGCATTGCAGAGAATGTTCACAATGAAAAATCCATTATTGAGTGTCAGAGCATTAACAGTGAATGATACAACAACAATATCACCAGCAAATATAGACTGGGAAAAACAAAGCGGAAAGCTTTTATTAAATAAGGACGCAGAATCCGGAACATTTGTAACAGGACAAAATAACACTTTTATAAAATATTTATATGGGTTACTTGAAGAAAGTACAACAACAACTGATTCTACCGCAGATAGTGCCGTAGGAACGTCTGTAAGCCTCGCAGTGACCTCAATATCAGGATTCGCAGATGAAGACTGGGTAGAGATTTATGGCATGGATGGCAAGCAGGAAGTAGCACAGATATCAGGGGATCCAGTTGGAACAACAATAGTAGTTGATCAGCTTGTTCAAACACATGCATCAGGAAGCACAATTGTCAAACTTCAGATACCTTATAAAATCAAAAGATATATGGAAATAGAAGCAACAATTTATATCTCAATTTATGCAATAGGCGGAACATATACATTCAATACAAGTTATTCATTAGGGGAACTTACAGTCAACAAAGGAGAACCATATCCTCAATGGAGAGAAGTAATCCAAAGAATGATCAATGAAAGAAAGATGAGAAGAGAAACATTAAAAATAAGACCAAGTATACTGGTGGATTAATATGGCATGGAATGACATAAAAATAGCAATGGATGATTTTTCAAGTTCAGATTGGAATGCACATGTTACAGACCAGAAAAGCAGAGCATTTGTAACAAGTGGAGCAGGAGCTCCAAGTTCAACACCAACAATGATAGGAGCTATTTATTTTGATACAACAAATAAGAAATTTTATCTTGCTGCAGGAATAAGCAGCTCATCAGACTGGAAGAAGGTGATATCACAATGAAATCACAAAATAAGTTATTAATTGGATGTTTAGTTTTTATCTTTGTAATGATATCTCTATTGATTATGCAATCTGTTAGTGCAGAACCTTATAACATAGATGAAGACATGCAATTGAATGAGAATCAGATTTATAATATAAGCAATGCAAATTCCTCAAATTTCTATCAAGGAATATTCAGAGTACTCGATGAGAACTCCACACTTAATGTATCCAATATAAATGTTTCAAATGAAAATGTGAATAGTTCGCTTTATTCAAATAGAACAACATTCTGGGGAACACTCGAAGGAGTTTCAAATATAACCGGACTTTTAATGAGTCAGATATCAGATATATGGAGCACAGTTGTTGAATCAATAGTAAGTTCAGATGTTTATATAATACTTTCAGGAACCACAGGAAATGTAACAGTAAGTTTAAATACAACAAAACTGAATGAGACAATAACAGTTATAGTAACAGAATCAAATACTTCCATGAAAGAATATGTTGATACACAGGATGTCACATTTAACGAATCAATGAAGGATTATGTTATAGCAAATAATGGTTCTATGAAATCTTATGTAGATTTGAATAATGCTACTCAAGCAGCTGAAATATCTGCAAAACATACACCAGGAGTTTGTGCTGCAGGAGAAGCAGTACAGAATACAACAACTGGTGGAGTCGAGTGTATTGCTTTAACAACAGATACCAAGTGGCCAATTAACACAACAGTACTATCAAATCAGAGTGGAACTCTTGGAATAGTTGGAACTTTTTGGAGTAACATTTATGCGACATTAGCTGATACCTTTTCAAGAAGTGTTATTGTAGCAAACTTTTTAAACATATCAGATCAGAGATACAATGAAACATCTGAA